TTAGCCTTACCGCGAACCTTTGGCGCTACATCTGCCGCATCATCCGCAGGAGTAGGCTTGGCTTGCTTGGCAACTGCTGCCGCAACTACTGCATTGGCTTCATCATCAGCCTCAAACGCTTCACCACCCTTGTCTGACTTGGGTGTAAACGACATCGTGACAGCAGCATTTGCTTCACTGCTTTCTGCACGCGCAACAACCGCTGTGTACTCGTCCTGCTCAAGTGGTCGCACAGGTTTGAAAGTCAACTTAGGTGTTGCCGAGTTTGTATCGAACCGCATCTCGGTCACTACAGCGGTTACAGGCAAGCTGTGTCCTGCGAGGAACTTAACATACGCCTCAAGGGGCAACTTACCTTTCTCGCCTTTACCGAAGATAGACTGCGCAGGTAACGCAAGCTGAAGCACATCACCCGAGATATCGTTATCAAGTACTACAGCAAGCCTACGGGTAAAGCGGCATGCACGGCTGTCGCCCTGACCGGAACCTTTAATATTCTGTGGGCATGTAGCGCACTTAGGGCTTTGCGGATTGCGCACGATTGTATCGGGGGTCTCGTTGTTCGATGACCAGCAATCAGGGGCTGCGTTCTCGCCTTCCTTGTAAGCACCCGCATAGAATGTGCGATGTACGCTAGGTGCGCTCTTGACGATAACAATGTTCATTGCACGGTCATCTTTATGCAGAACTACTTCGCCGTTCACAATCTTGCGGAACTCACCGCCTCGAATTGATATACGCGAAATCGAATCACCACCACCGATTAGGTTACGGGTGGTTTCGTCCATGGCAATGCCCTTGAGGTAGGTGGGCAGTTTTGCTGTGTTGAATAGAGTAAGTTCACTCATTTATTGCTCCGATTGGTTGGGGGTTAGATTCTACAAGCTTGTCGTCTGAGATATTGAAATATCTTTTTATATCGCTCAAGAAAAAACGATAGTGTTTTCCTACACGTATTGATGGTAATGGGTTCTCCTTCTTACTCGCTAAATTTACGACTGTGGTTTTACTTATGTTCATCATGTTCGCGACTTGCGCGGTCGTTATAGGACGCTCTAGCATTACTTGCGACTCCTCGTGACGGTTACTGCGTATTGGCTTGTGACATTCAAGCCGGGGGGCATAAGCTCAGGATTGTTTTCTATGAATTCGCGCATAGCGCGTTGGGCGATTCGGCGTTCCAACAAATCCGGTGCGCTGTTTTCCAACACAAACCTGTGCATGGACTCCCAATCGGTCGCGTCGTAGCGTGTCTTGATAGAGCGGGACACCGTGCCAAACTGCGTCTTTAGCCCATCAGTTCCTGTAGTCTTGCACAACTCTAGCAGTTCGCTCTCGATGGATTCCATCTGCTCTTTGATCTGGCTATCTTCATCTTCATACTGCGCCTTAATCGCACTGCGGTGGTCACGCATTTTTATGTATGCTTTGACCATCTTGTCTACGGTTATGTCCATGTACTTTCTCCGGTAAGTTTGTATATTAGTCTTATGTATTTACATTGTCAAGTGCTATCCGTTGATGATCTCCTCATACAATGCCAACAGGCTTACATTGGTATCTTCACAATTATCTAGTGCTTTGTATCGTTTTACTTCTACAGGGCTACCTTGCAGCTTGACCACTAAGCATTTGTTTCTTTGCCCTGCGCGGTGGATACGGGCATTGGCTTGTGCGTATGTCTCGTATGACATGATGGGACCCCACCACACAATCGTATTCGCAGCATGCAGTGTGATACCGTGTGACGCAGCTTGAGGCTGGATGACTAACACCTTGGGGTTAGGTTGTTCTTGGAATGCCTTAATAACCATTGCGCGTTTTGTAGGATTAACCCCACCATGTATGGTGTCTACCAAGTACCCATCCGCAATTAACTTTTCTAACAGTAGCTCGATGGTGTGCGTATAGGGCACGAACACAAGCACCTTGTGCGGTGTGTCATCAATAACTTCCCGCAGCACGTCGTAGCGTGGGCGAATATCAAGCTCGACTGTCTGCCGATCATCCGTATACACCGCACCGCACGATATCTGTAGCAGCTTATTTAGTCCTGCCGCCGCATTGACTGCCGAGATAATTTCCCCAGCGGCAAGCACCGCTAAGTTCTTGCGCAGATCATCGTACATCTTCTTCTGTTGGCGCGTGAGTGGCACTTCGCGGGTTGTGTAAATGATGTCCGGTAAATCAAGGCACTGTTCTTTTGTGAATCGTATGGCGGGTTGTAGTAGTTTGTTAACAGTATCAATCGCTGTAGGTTTGGGTATCCATTTAAAGTTTGTAATCTTAGACATTACAGAGTCGCGAAACATACCAAACGATCTAGGCGCAGTGCTTGGGTGCATCATGCGTGCTAAGCCGTAGGCGTCAAGCGGTGACTGCGATGCAGGTGTGCCCGTCATCATCCACAACCATGTGTCGGGTTGAATTAGTTTGTTGATGCACTTCCAGCGTTCTGTGGTTGCAGTCTTTACAGCATTAGCCTCGTCGATAATAACTAAATCAAACCCACCTGCCATCAGTTCTTTCTGCACAACCGCAACACCATCAAAGTTTATAACTACGAATTCAGTATTAGCTTCAATGATCTTCTTGCGTTTGAGCCTATCGCCATGCGCCACGGCAACGGTACGATGCATCACGCACAGGAATAGATCGCTTACCCATGTAGCTTGCATGATCGATACCGGACAGATCACCAGTACACGGCTAATACGCCCTATGTTCATTAGGTAGTCCGCCGCCCATATAGCCGATGCAGTCTTTGCGGTGCCTTGCTCATTGAAACAAAATGCCCTGCGGTTAAGTGTAAGGAATGCTGCGGTTTGTTTTTGATGCGCAAAGGGTTCTCGCGCACCTGTCCACTTGTACTTAGCAATGATGGGTGACGGTACGTTGCGAATGTTCAGGTTCTTTAGCACCTGTGCTGAGTCTATATCCCAATGAACCAACACATCATATAGCCCGTCTTGTTCAGCGACTACCGCGCTTTTTGGTATGACATTTAGTATCCGAGCGGGGTTGCGTACTCGTAACTTCAACGCCCGATTTTCAATTACTTCCATTAAAACTCCGATGCAAAATAGACCGAAAGCACAATGTGCACGGTCTTAAATTAGTGTGGGTTCCCATAAAGCAGGGTTCAAATCAAAGAGCGGCGAAGAGTGCAGGTGCCTGCCAAGGTACCTATGGTTCCATGCCTTACAGGGCGCTAACCCCCGTATACCCACACGCATAGACACTATATGCCCATGCGTGTAGATACTTACTTCTTCTTACGCTCGCGCTTACTAACTTCTGATACTAGGTTACGCTTTGAGTCACGCTTAAATGATCGGTTGGTATTAGCATCTTCAACTCGCAGTCCGTCTTTGATCGAACCGCCTTTATCTACCGCTTTGACATGCGCAACATCGTTGCCATCGCCTTTAGTTACTTTACCAGCTTTAACCATTTTTGCGCGAGCTTTATTGCGCTCATCGCGTTGTTTGATTTGTTCTGGTTTGCCGTGATACAGCTCGTATTCACGCTTGTAATTACGATCTTCTTTGTTCTTATATGGCATTATGATCTCCGTGGTTCATAGTGTTCACAACTAGTTACAGGGCACCAACCTCGGCATAAGCCAGATGGGTTAGCGTTCCATACATCGTGCTTAAAAGCCGCTTCGAGGCGCTGTACTTCTGGCAACCAGTCCATCCACATAGTAGGTGCTGCGTCCGCATCGTACTTCGTTGGCACTAACTTATCCTCTTGGCAAAACAACAACCCAGCTTTGACTGACTTCACATGTGGGTACAACTTGAACACCACCAACGACATCAACTGCAACTGACTGCTATCGGCATTCTTAGATTTACCAAACTTGTAATCAATCATACGGGCAGTACCTTTGTCGTGGTTTATAACCAGCAGATCAATTGCACCCCGCAGCCACACACCCTTATCGAAGAACCCACAAGGCTCCATGGCGGCGGTTAATCCAAACTTCAACTCACACAACTTCTCGCCTTCCAACGCCTTGAGGCGATCTAACTGCTCCTGCATGTACGCATATTGCGAGGACAACGGTATACTTTCTTTGATGTACAACTCCGCAGCTTTGTGTGCTGCAATACCATACAACATGATTTGCGTTGGGGATTCTTTGGTGTCTTTAACAACTTTTAGATGGTAGTACTTCTTTGGGCATGACTGAAATGTTTTAAGTGCCGAGTACGACCATGCTACTGCGTTGTCCATATCAACAATCCGCTAAAGTTTTACCAAATTTAACCTGTGCGTTCAGTGGTATGTCTGACATCCATTTTGGTGCTTTGCACATCTCAGTATACACAAAGGCTTTAGCCGCTTCAACCTCTGCGTCAGGGGCTAATACGTAGTCAGCGTCATGGATGGTTAGCAAAGTTGGGTAGCTTTTATCAATACGGATCATGCTCTCGCCAATGACACACCTTGCCAGTGATTGCACCACGCCCTGAAAGAACTTAGCGCCGTAGATAAATTCCTGCCCCTTGCGGGTGGTGTATGCCCAATTAGTTTTATCGTCCACGGTAACTCGATCCAACTTGGGGTAACGCAGGATAAGCCCTGACGGAAGTAGCACCCCTGACGCACCTAAGACTTGTACAAGTCCACGCCGCCCATACGCCATCTGCTTATTTTGATGCACTGCGGTAAGGGCGCGTTCGCCATGATCCCATGCAGCTTTTACATGGGCGTACTCCTGCCGATATAGGTCTACGATACGCTGACTCTCAGTCTCGCCGATATCCACCTTGGAACCTGATTTGATCGCAGCCCGTAGTTTCTTAGCGCCTACCCCGTAAATCAAGGACAACTGCGAAGTCTTGCCGATAAAGCGTTGGTCATCTGTAACCTCGTCGTATGGCACACCAAACACGCTTGAGGCGAAGTCCTTGTACAGGTCACGCCCCTCACCTAGTGCCTTGAGTTTATCCATCTGCCCCGCAAGCCATAGCCCCACCCGAAGCTCAATGTTGGATAAGTCAGCCCCGACAATCGTGAAACCCTCGGGCGCACGAATAGCTTGCTTGATCTTTGACTTGCGCGGTAGGTTCTGTAAGTTCACGCTGTCTGCACCTGACCAACGATAGGTTCTCGCACCCGCGTAGTGCAGGGGTATAGCCAGCTTACCTCGCTTGCCCATACCAATAAACCGCTCGGTGCGAGTTTCCTCAAGCGTAGACTTCAACCCCAAGCGAGCGGCGCATACCGTCTGCACCCGTACATCGTCATGCTCAAGCAATGCCCTAAATGCCTCATCGGTCTTAGCAAATGCAAAGGTGGGCTTGCCTGTGGTTGGACTCACCTTCATCGGCGCAGTAACCCCTAACCCTTCCAGCATGGATGCGAACTGCGCACCGGAGCGCAAGGCTTTCTGTATATGTTCATGCTCAGTACCACCCACGATAGCTACAGCGGCTAGGTCATCGCGCCCCACAGCTTGCAGGGTGTTAATCAGGTGCATGCGCTTAGCCTCTTTGACTTCCACTAAGTGCGCGTTGAGCATGTCTAGATCAAGCTCCAGTAGGGGGCGGGTAAACATCTTGATGGTCATGTCAACGAGTTTTAACTCAGCCTTTGGAAAGCCGTCTGCCATCATACGGTGAAATAGTTTGTGGGTAAGCTCCACATCGTTCGCACAGTACGCACCATAAGCGGCAAGTTCTGCATTGTTAAAGTCAACGATGTGTCTACCCTTAGCATCTAACACTTCGGTACCTTTTGCGCCCACCTCGTAGTGCAAAGCCATGTTAGCTAACGACACGCTCTCGTCCACCCCACGCATCGCACGACCCATACTGAGGGTGTCAATGATAATCTTTGGGTATATGTTGAACCGAAACGAAAGAATAGCGGCATCGAAAGCTGCATTGTGCGCAATCAATACGGTGTTAGCCCAGTCGATCGCATCAAGAGCTACGGCGATCTGATCCTCGTCACGCCCATCAACCCAGACTGTAGGTTCATCGTTGCGCTTGTAGGCAAAGCCAATCACCTCAAACTGTATGTCGTGGATGTACTCCTCGGTAGTCAGCTTGGTCAAGCTGTAGCCATGGTCGTAGTACGTTTCAAAATCCAATACAACTACGTCCATACCAACTCCACATCCATGATATTAGTTTCGTTAATGACCAATGCGATACCACCCGCCTCCTTAATCTTACGCAGCTCATTGTCTTGTAGGGCGGTGGTCACACCCTTACCGGCTTTGCATTCGATTGCAAAGAACTTACCGTCACAACAACCCACGATGTCAGGCGCACCCGAGCGACCGTAACCGCCCGTAGCTGGCATAAAGTAATACACGCTTGCTGCATCCAGTAAGCGCCTGACTTTCGCTTTGACCTTGCCTTCAGGAGTTAAGGCCACGAGCCTCTCCCTCACGCATTTTATATAGCGCATCCCACAAGCGGTTAGCAAGTTCTTGTTGCAACTCTTTTGAGGGCGGCTCGTTGTCCGCTGCTTGAATTAATTCTCTGTCACTTAATGTTCTGTAAATCATATTGTTTCCTTGGTTTTACGTTTTCTTTTAACTGCTGCAATACCCACT